TGAGCATGCACCATTGTTCTTTTTCTCCTACAAAAACTCCACCAATAATATAAACAAGGTTATTCAGAACGGCCGTTTGAATTTGCTCCATCGCTCTTGACAATACAGGTTCCCTGTAATTAAAGAAATGCATTTTTCCTGGAGTAAAATCGTATTCCCATTTTTTTGATTTAGGAATATGTCCATCATCTCTACAATATCCAAAATCGATCCATGATGCCCAATCATTAGTAATGAGCCCCTTTTCAAAAGCGTCATAAACATAAAAAGCTTTGAGTGAGGTAACTCCAACATAATCTTTTGACCAATATTCAGGATTTCGAACTTGATAAGGATTGATTCTCCTTGTAAATTCTGGAGAACTTTGAATGTTGTGAATTTTTTCTCTTAGTTCCTGTTGTTCATTCTCGTAATCATATGAAACAACTTTTACGTTAGGAGAAACATTTGAAAGACGTTCAACCAAATCCGGTGAAGTGTAGACGATTATCTCGGTGTCGATTTCACACATTCTTGTGAAGTGTTCAATGTATTTGTCAACAGAACGTTGAAGATAATGCGGAAGTGGCCCACCATTTTTGTGGACATTAGTTGACCAGTCACCGCGCCCAATATCATAAAAAGCGGTAACTAAAGTGATTTTGCTCATTTCAAAACCTCATATTTATAAAATTACGATTTATATAGGAAGTATTTAGGTGATGTGCCAGTATTTGTATCTTTTGTAATTTTTATTCCATATTTTTTAGAGAAATATTCCATCCATTCTGGAATTCTATCATATTGATGTACAATAACAAAAGGTTTTCCTTCTGAGTTTACAACTTTACCATTTTCGTCCATGTAGGGACGATTTTCTAATAAATATGGACCAAATTCTTCCATTTGATCAGGTTTGTTTGTAACATGAGCATTGAGTGCCCATGCATCCCTCAATCTCAAAATTGCACACTTTGTTTTCCAAGGTTCAAAAGAAAGTATCATGTTATATGCAGCTTGATCAGCCACCCAATCTGGTCGATTCAATGACATTTGAAAAAGGGTGAAACAGAGGTCTTTTACCAACTCAGCTTTCCCTGCAATTAGCCCCACATTTAAAACTTCTCTTTCGCAAACATCATTGTAAAAATAAGGTCCAAAATTTTTAATGATGTTTTCACGATTCCATTTTTCATCTTTTATTTTAATTGCTTCAGATGCAGCAAGCAATCCAATATTATAAAACTTTGTTTTGATAAAATCAATAGGATTGCTTTGAAAGATAACATCTCTCACATCTGTTGTTACCACAAAACGGTATTTGTTTTTATTATTTTTTAGGTAGTCATAAATTGAAAGAAATCTCAACATGTGAACCATCATCTTTTGAGAGTTATTGGACCTTATAACTTTTACTCCCTCAGATTCTAGTTTTTGAACAATTGAATCTGTAGCATCGATGGCTGATAGCACAATATCACCATCGAAACCTGTGTCTTTAATTGATTGCACCCACGGCTTTAACACATCATAATCCGTGTAATTTGTGAATGCTCCTATAATTAAATCTTTCTCCATGGGTATTCTCCATTCATAATATTTTTCATCTTATCATTTCCAGCTAAAAAGAAATTATCTTGAACTGAATCGCTTCTGCTCGCAACGCGATAATTTAAAGTGTATTGCCCACTGTCACCTGCTTGTGAATGTGGCATTTGAGTAAAGAGCAGATGTGAAAGTAACCTATCAACTTCAGGTTGCTCTTGTGGGTGTCTTGCTCTGCGATACCAGCCGGGTGAAAAACGAAGAGCTAATAACTTTGGCAATAAGTAGCAGCCAACATCAACAAAATGATCACCGAGTATAGATTTAACTTTACCGAGTGATTCACAATCATCATTGCAAATATAGGTATTATTCTGATCTACAATTTTTCTAAGTGAATATGCCCAAGTTTTTCCTTGCACAGATTCAACTAATGATTCAATATGATTATCATCATACCAATTATCTTCATCTAAAAAGCAAAGAAATTCGCCTTCTGAAATGTATGTCATTGCACCATAAATTCTGTGCCCATTGTATTGATCGTAACCGGTAGCTTCAGGTAAAACAATTGTGTCATATCTTTTACAATTCAGTGTAGATAAAATTTCATGTGTTTTTGCAAGACGATTTTTACCATCAACTACGACCAGATATTGTATGTTTTCATATGTTTGATTTTCAACAGACTGAACTGCTTTTGCTAAATGCGCGTTACCCGTTGTTGGTGTAACTATTGTGATCAAAGGTTTCATAACAATCCTCATAAAGTAAATTTAAAAATTAAAAGTAACCAACCCTGTTCTTGTTGCCATTAGTTTATATGGATAAATTGCGACTCTTGCTCCATTAAATCTTTTACCTTTGTATTCGAATCCTCTTCCTGCTCTGAAAGTTGCTCCAAAAACAGGTAGGTATCCATTGATGAAGTGTGTTAAATCACCAGATAAACTCATATGGCTTGTAAAATCCAACTCGAAAAGATTTCCTGATCTCTGACGATTAAATTTAACTTTTCCTTGACCAATCAGTTGAACATGTTGAATAGAAAATTTTTTACCGTACTCGGGACCATAAATTGACATGTTAGCTAAATTTTTATCATCAAATGTTGCCATAATAGGATAAGGTAGTTGAGATTTTGAACCTATAGCTAATGATACCTCGTGTAAAAATCTTTGTGTCAATTGATGTGAATAAATCTCCTCACCCGCTTGTTGTGATAAGCCTCCGTATTGTTGAAATGCTTCAGGACCACCTTCTTTTTTATGTGAAATATAAATTGAACCATCTGCTAAAGGATTAGCTTTGTCTCTACACAAAATAATATCTGCTTTAGGATCACCTTTTACTCCAGCTTTTTGTTTAATAACTCTATCAACTTTAATAGCGTAAAGTATATCTTTATAAACTTTTGTGTCACCTTTAAGTTTTATATTTATCGAGCTTCCGGCTTCTTTAATAAAATCATTAATTGCATCGACTATTTCATCTTCATACTGAGTACCACTACCTCCCGTAGGTTTTCGTATTCTATTAATTGGTACATATCCTGCTACAGATGAAATTTTAACTGAAGCAAGTTTCATTCCGTTAACTTCATAAAGTTTGTTATCAGTTATCTTTAATTTTGTTCCTTGAGGATATATTCTTTTTGACGGAGTTAATAGATTACCCTTTTTAACAAAAATTGGAGTAGATTTACCCTTCTCAATTTCAAATTCAATTTCGGCATATCTTTTATTATCAGTTACATATTTTGTAAACGATAGTCTTCCATCAGTTGCTTTTTGAGATAAATCGGCCATTTGAATTAAAAATTATTGTTATTATTAAATATTTAGGATTTTATACTATGCTTTTTTTTATTTTTTTTCGTGACTATATAAAACGTCAGCTACAGGTTTCGTATTCAACTCTTTTGGTTTATGCCCAACAATTTTTGCGTGCCAAACGTGTATTTTACCTTCTTTAGGATGATTTATAATAGTTGGTTCGTGATGTATTTCTAGATCATGCCCCCTTTGTAAAAGAATTTCTTTTTCTCTTACATAACTAGAAATCCACTTCATTGAACCTGCTTGAGTACCTTTAGGTACATGTATTCTTAACATGTGTTTTTCGCCACCTTCACCTTTTCCTGCATATTTAGCAGCTTGATTGAAATCGGTTGAAGAAGAAATGAATCCGGCATGATGAGCTTGTATTGGTTTTTTTTGATTTTTAAATGCTTCAGCATGTTCTGGATATATTCCAGAAAATACGGTGTGATCAGATTTTGTACGAGTATTTGCAAGAGCTTTTGACGCTTCGTGTGCAAATGTCAAATTTCTTTGATGTCGTTCTTCATCATTTAACGCAGTTTTTTCTATTTTTTTTCCAAGATGATCATTATATAAAGCATTATTCATATCTCTAGAATTTTGACTGTAGGCATTTAGCCACCCAAAAAAATTCTTTGGTACACCGACTGTAGGTCTTTCATCAATGACTCTATTATTTGAATGAAATTTATTGGATTCGGCATCAGTATGAGGTTTTGTAATTTCATTTTCTGTATTGGTATTTACACCATCAACACTTTCAACTCTAAAATTAGTATCTCGAAAACTAGCAACGCGATAATTTTCTGGATTTTGCTTTTCTTGTTTTTCTATTTTTTTTTTATCGACAGAATGTGAACCAAATAGGGTTCTAATCAGAACTCTTTTTTCTTTTTCTTCATTTAAAAAACCTTTAAATGTTTTCATCCTTTAATCTCCGAACCTTCTAAAAAAGTAGATAATGCATCTATTTATACTTTAAATCCTCCAAATTTATTTTTCGGCTTTTCCTGTGGCACATATTGTTGCCCAGCATCCGAGATACCCATTTGAGCATCTTGTTCAACATCATATAGCTTCATCTTCGACCTATCAATACCAAGAACAAACCTTTTGTGTGTTGTCGGATCAGAATATCGATTCTTCAACTGTTTGACCATGATTTGATTGAGTGCCTCAAGTTCTTCTGATGAAATCAAAGCAAACATCAGGTCTGCTGTAGCCGGCAAACCAAAACTTTCACTGGTGTCTTCAAGCCCTGGATCTGAGTTTGTGTATCCGCTTCGTGTTGTTTGGGTAGCTGAAACAATTGGCACCCCAAACTCAACAGCCAATCCTCGTAACTCTTCTGCAATAGATTTGACGTAAGTATAAGAGTTAACATTCGCTCCCGCTTTAATTCGTGAAGAACAGCAGATGTTAAGATAATCAATAAAAATGATATCAGGAACAAAATTCCTTTTAAGGTTGAGTTCATTCAGAAGTGTTCTAAAGTGGATTGCTGAAGCTGATGCCGTTGGATATTCTTTGATAATCAATTTGCCCGTTGTCATTTCTTTGACACGTTTCACTTTCTTATCATATATATCTTTCGGCAACTCCATTAAATTGTCTATTGATACATTTAATAGATTCGCATCAATACGTTCGGCTATTTTTTCCTCTGCCATTTCAAGGGTGATGTATAGAACATTTTTTCCTTGCGACATACAACCAGCGGCAACATGACACATGAAAAGAGACTTACCAACACCGGTCCCAGCAAGAGCAATGTTAAGTGTCTTGGCAGGGAGACCTCCTTTGGTGATCTTGTTGAAAAATTCAAGGTCGAACGGGATTCGTTCCTCTTTTCGGTGATAGAATTCATATCGTTCATCGGAGTTCTCCAAATAATCATGCCCAATTGAATTGTCAAAGCTTACAGCAAGAGCATCTGACAATAGTTTTGGTATTGAACCTTTGTCGTTCGTTTTATCTTTACCCTCTAAGATTGTGATCGAATTTCGAACTGCATTGTAAATTGCTTTTTCCTGGCAAAACTTTTCGGTTTTGTCAATTAACCATTCTTGATTTGGCTTTTCCAACTCTCGATTATGTTTTTGTATTTCATTTAGATATTCTTCACAATTTTTAAATTCCTCATCAGTGATGTTCTTACTCTCTTTTGAGGCAAGTATTAAAGCTTCTACAGACGGAGTGGTATTGTATTGATTTGCATATTCATTTATTTGTTTAAAGATATACTTTTCAACTCTATCGGAAAAATATTCATCTTTAATAAACGGAAGAACTTTTCTAAGGAAATCTTCACTTTGTATCAGAGTCCTCAATATAGTCTGTTCCAGCCTCATCTAGAAGTCCTTTTTCAATGTTTTGCGACATAATTTCCACAAGAATGTCACCAATATAATTTTTGAATTTTTCGTTCAAATAATCTTTTTCGTAAGGTGACTCTATGACATTATAAATGAATCCTAGATAAATGTCATCATTAGCGCCCTCTTCAAACTTTACTTTACCATATTGATACACAACATCTCTAAAAGGACCTGTTAATAATTTTATACCAACTGTTGTACTTTCGTTTTCTGGAATTACATAGTTGTAATCAATGCCTTCTTTAAATTGCATTTTCTTCCTCTTCAGATTGGATTATTTCACCGGCTGCAACTTGATATTTGTTTTTAATAAAATTTTGAAATGATTCTTGCTTCAAGATCGGCATCCAAAAATCCCTTGTGTTTGTATCTTTTTCCCGGAATTTCTGGTCTTCCACTTCTCCAGTTTCCATGTCTACTTTTGAATACCAACCATTTGAGGGCTTGATAATATGCCCGGATTCCAATGCGATATCCAAAAGGCCAGACCACTTACTAATGCCACCATCAAAAGATACAGTAACAGGTATTTTAGATTTTTCTTTGACATATCTTGATTTCTCGACGTTGATGATAAAATTGTACCCGACAATTTCTGTTCCTTCTTTCTCTTGTTGTCGGCCAATAATGAAAATATTATCGGCGGAATAATATGATCCTGTTCCGCCACCAACAATATCTTTAGGGAACATTCCAATTTCTTTGTAAGTGTGGTTTACAACTACCATTGGAATATCCTTCATCGTAAGGTGGGGTGTTACCATACGAAAAAGAGATTTAATTTGTTTTGCCCTACTCATATCTGCAACGGATTTTTGTTCGAGGGCATCTTCAACTTCTTTCTTCGAAGCAAGATTGCCAATTGAATCGACAACAATAATTAGATGTTCACCTCGTTCTAAATTTTGAAGTTGGTTCATAATATCGAATTTTAATTGTTCAATATCTGTGATGGGAGTATGTAGAACTCTATCAGTGTTAATACCAAAAGTGTCGAAATACGATTGAGGTGTACCGAATTCTGAATCATAATACAATAGTGCGGAATCTTCATATTTTTCCAAATAAGATTTTGCCATCAGTAAACTAAAAGCCGTCTTGAAATGTTTTGATGGACCTGCCCACATCGTTAGCCCTGGTGTTAGCCCACCATCGAGACGCCCACTCAAAGCCACATTGATGATAGGAATAGAAGTAGGAATCATATCTTTCTGTGTAAAAAATTTTGACTTAGAAAGAATAGCAGATTCTTTAATGCTAGAATTTTTCTTAATTTTTTCAAGAATACTCATTTTGTGCCCTTAGTCAAATAATGAAACGGTTTTATGTGTAGACCAACCCATACATTCCAAAACAACTTTAATTGGATCTAAAAAAGTTTTTTCGAATTGCATATCATAATCAATAAAGCTTTGAAGATTGAATTCGGGTGGTAAAATATTTGGAAAAGAAATTACGGTATCTTTAATTGGATTTGGCTGTTTTAAATATGCAAACTTTATCTTTTCACCTTCTTGAATAAAAGGATATTTTTTTGTCAATGATTTTTCTTCAAGATACTTATTATATAGCAATGCACCCTTAACATGAATTGGCGTACCTTTTGAATAAATTGTGGTTTTGTTATGGTACTCCTTCAAACCATTTATACCTCTGGGGAATGAAATATCTTCTGGTGGCAATGTTTTAAAATATTTCCTAAAGTTCTCGATGAAAAGGTGAATATCACTTTCTTTACCTTTCATCATTATCTGCAAAGCCTCTTTCATTTTACCACGCACCGGCGCAGGCGTGGAAGATTTGATCATTTCTAGACCCATCACTTTCATGTCAGGCTCAGAATATTGTACACCTTCATTATTGTATACATGCATGATGTATCGTTTCTTTGCCGTCCAGATACCTTTGTCAGCCAAAGCTTCACGCTTCATTTGCATTTTTTGTGCATATGCATGAACGTAATGTGC